TTTGATTTGTGCATTGTTGCTATTCCCATCACTTTTGTGCCAGTGTAAACCTTCGGTGCTGCTTTAGTAGCGACACCGTTACCTGTATTTAATGACGGATAATGCACAGTTTCACGACCGGCAGGTGTCGGCAGTTTATATGTTAGTTGATTGCTTGTGGATTTGATGGGTTTCGATGTTTGGTGTGATTTCAACCACGCATCGTATTGTTCACGCACAGCTTTTGGTCCTAGTTTTTTCTTGGACTTTGCGATTCGAACATATATCATCATAAAAATCTCCTAAACAATGGTTGTATTATACACCATCCATCAAAGAGTGTCAATAGTAGTGTTGTTAATTTACAACATCAGTAATTAATTTTTTGGGATTTGTTATATCTTTGATTGGATTCAAAAGACTCATACTCATCGTAGTACTTTTGTTTTCGTTGTTGCTTCTGACGTTTTTTGTTTCTGTTTTCCTCTTGGAAATACTTCTCATCATCATAGTCTCGCTGGTTGCGAAACTTTCCAGAAAATTTAGACACTTTAATTAAACTCCTTGATTAATAATTTCAAATGTTGTGAATGTGATGCCACGAATACGAGCTTCTGGCATATCCTCTACGTTTGTTTCTGAAACATAGATTATATTGGATGCGGGATAACATAGTTTTATAAGTTTTAGTAAATTACAGCAGGTTCCATCAAAATCATTAAAAGCAAACACCTCATCAACATAAGAAATACTTTCTACAAATTCTTTTCTTTGTTCGAATGTACTTTTGGTCCTATTTCGACATAACTCCATATAGGAGTCAGAATGAACTCCTACAACAAGCCAATCACATTTAGATTTGCATGTTTTTAATAATTTAAAATCATTATAAGTTATGTAATCGAATTCACCTGATAAGACAATGATGTTTTCTTTTTTCGTCATGGCAACATGTCTGGAAATGCCTCTTTTACAAATTTATAGTCTAACCCTTTTACTCCCAAATCTTTTTGGAAGATACCCAATATAACTTCTGCTTCCCGTGGTTCAATTGATTCTAACATTTGAATTAGTAATTCATTTCTACGGTGTTCATTTAATTTTTCTGCGGTTGGATCACCAACTCTGAACATATACATTCTACGTATTTGTCCATTAATATTATCATGTGTAATACCAGGTAACATATCTGTTGGTATACGATAATTTTCTGGCAGTTCTTTAATTTTCCATTGAATGTCTGGATGATAAGCCAATTTCAATACATCAACCAATGACTGTGAAAGATTTTTAGAAATTACATCCATTCTTTCTTTTTTATTCTTAGCCAGTTCAAATTCATCAAAAACTTCATATAGCGATTTCATTAAAATTCCCCAATAACATCTATTAAACTTTTCAGTTTGTTTGTAATTAAATAATCCAGTATCTTACCTTTAGGTGCTGGTTTGGTTTCTTCATAAGTATTTATAATTTTAGTCTGTATATCACCTGGTATATTTCTTAGGTCAATCAACGTCTGGTTACGTGAAAAACCGATACGTGCATTTTCATCATCATATTCACTATAGTCTTGACCCATGAATTTTGTAAGTTTGGATTCTGTCATAACCTTCTGACGAATCTCACGCACAAATGTGTCACTCGGTGAAATAATATTTGGAATGCCATCACCTTTATCACCATGAATGATTTTTTCTTTCAATTCATCAAGTGGATTCTTAGAAATGAGAAATTTCTTCTGTGCAGGATTATATTGTTTAACGGTATACTCACTTCGGCCGTTATACATCTGTAATTGCAAGAAATCACCATCACTTGAAATGATTAGGATGTTTTCATGCATGATATGTCGTGGTACAAGTGTACCGATGATATCATCAGCCTCTGCACCCTCAACATCAATGACTTTGTAAGGGAAATTATCTCTGAGCTCTTGCTTAAACTTGGAAAGCATATCAAAGATTAAATGCCAGTCGAGTTCAGACTTCTCTCTGGTTTTTTTACGGCCGGCTTTGTAGAAAGGAAAGAATTCCTTGCGCCAGTATTTACGGTTGTCAGCACACAGTACAACTTCACCATATTCTTCTCGGAAGTTCTTTAGGTGAGTCCTGAGTATATTCAGGACCATGTGTCTGATAAGGCCTTCTTCTAATTTAACACCTTTTTGACTGGCAATTTGTGCCATAAGTCCGGCTAACAATACCTGGTTAAGGTCAACAAGAATCATAATGTACTTTCAGTTTAGATATCCATATTTTACATCATTGACTTGAATTTGTCAATAGCATCATCTAAAAAATTGTGGGAGGTTGTGGTTTTCTTTGCAATTAAACCATACCAACCTTGGGGAATCAGTCCGGATATGTATTCCCTAGGATCGGCAAATATGGCATCAAAGATATCAAGGTCCTCGACTTGGCCATTTTCTTCGTTGCATTTAAACAACAAAATGTGCCACCAATCGCCAATTATGTTTCCTTTTATTGGTTGTCCTGGATTTTTATATTTGTTAGTCATAATGTTGATACTATCTTCTTCTTCCATTGGCAAGAAAAATAAAGCATCAAATTCCCCACCAACCTCCTTCAAATAATCTAACATTGTAATCCTTTAATGTGTGATTTTCTTACTCTTACCATAATCCAAGAATTGTAATAATCATCTGTCTCCAGAGCACCATTTACAAACTGTTCTTTTGCTTCAAGATAACCACACTCACCTTTGCTTTTACATAGATGTATAATTTCTCGGCTAAACGAATCTAGTCCGTGTATTATAACATCTTTTTTCAATTCCTCGTTACTACCGTAATAAGTTTGCCAGTCAGAGGAAACTTTGAATCGTTTCTTCTTACCTTTCACTTGCCTAGTCTTTGAGGAATAGAAAAACTTCTTACCAATGTATTTTTTATTTGTTACATTGTTGGTTATAAGATACACAAAGCCATAATCGTCACCAATCAATTCTTCTGTAAATTCTTTGTCTTTATATGTCCAGTTCAGTCCCATTTTTCATTATCATTGAGTTCATCATCCTCTATATATTCGTCTTCGGATAATGAATCAATCGTTTCGCCACAAAACGGGCAAAACTCAGGTAATTCTTCTGATACTAGTTCTTCCATAAAAATTACATCGTAACTGGATTCGCAGTTACTACACTCCGCTGTTATTGTTCTTGTTGTCATATGTTTCCTTTAGTTTGCCCACACATCGCCCCAATCTCCGGACAATGCACCTTTAGCATAATCAGTTGCACGGTTCTCAAAGAAGTTTGTGTGTGTTGGTGCGTTAATCATTTCTTCAACCCAAGGTAATGGATTCTTCTTCACTTTAAAAATGCCTTTAAGACCAAGAGATATAAGGCGCCTATCAGCAATATAACGAATGTACTTTTTGACATCTTCACTAGATAGACCGTCCATAGCGCCCATAGAAAAGGCGAGGTCAATAAACTTATCTTCCAATTCAACCATCTTTTCTGCAATGCTGTAAATACGGCCTTTAAGTTCATCATTCCATATCTCTTTGTTTTCTTCTATGTAGGTACGGAATAATTTAATCATTGACTCAGCATGTTGTGTTTCATCAACAATTGACCAAGTAACAATCTGTCCCATACCTTTCATCTTACCTGTGCGTGGAAAGTTCAATAACATGATGAAAGAGGAGAACAACTGCATCCCTTCAGTGAAAGCACTGAACACGGCGATGTGGGTTGCAGTTGAGGCGGCATCACCATTCTTAGAAGAAAGGTCTAACACATAATCGTGTTTATCTTTCATTTCTTGATAATCTAAGAACTGGTTATAAGTGGCTTCAGGTAAACCGAGTGTTTCGATTAGGTGACTATATGCAGCAACGTGTAATGCTTCTCTTGCAGCAAAACCTAACAACATCATGCGAACTTCTGGTTGAGGGAAATATGGTAAATAGTTCTTTACATAACCACCAGCAACGTCAATGTCGCCTTGTGTAAAGAATCTAAAGATATGTGTAAGAAATTGTTTTTCTTCTTTGCTTAGTTTCTTTTTCCAATCTTTAACGTCTTCCATCATTGGAACTTCTGTGTGAAGCCAATGTGATTGTTCATGTTTCAACCATGCATCATATGCCCATGGATAGTTAAAAGGTTTAAAACTGTTTCTTTCATCCGTAAGTCTGGATTCTATCTTCTTAATCATGCTGTTGCCCACTCTTTTAGTTCTGTGATGGTTTTAGAACCAACCAATCGTTTAACCTCAATGTTTTCATCCAACATCACTAATGTCGGTACACCACGAATTCCATATTCAACTGCAACATCAGACTGAACATCAATATCAATAACTTCAATTGGCATTTGTAAATTTGCTTGTTCTAAATTCATTGCTAATGATTTACATGGCCCACACCATGATGCTGTAAATCTTAATATCTTCATCTTATCTCTCCATTAATTTATTTGTGAATTCTAATAATAGTTTATGATGTTCTCCATTGTGATAGAGGCCTCTCATCCAACTATATGATTTATACCAATGTGGTTGACTTTCAGGATGACAACCAATTAAACCTATCCTGTTCTGAATAATGGCCATCGGATCATCATTCATATACTTTGCAATAATTTCATACTGTCCTGGTCCAAAGGCACAACCATCATAAAAGAACATCTTCTCCTGTTTACCCAACCATTCAATTTTTAAGTTCTTTGCATGAGGCCTACGTGTGTCGGTATTTGGTCGTGTTATATATTGTTCAACTTCTACATTATCAAGAAAATTGAAATAACTATTACCAGCCCAATAAGCACCCATGCAAATTCCCAGGTAGCGGCCGCCATTATGAATAAAATCAGAAATGCGACTACGATTATCTTTAAATAAAAAATCAAAACTATCACTATCACCCAAACCACCAGGAAAAGCAACAATATCGACATTATCAAAGAAATCACTTTCTAGTTCATGCTTTGTAAATATTTTAAAGTTGTAATGTGTCTCTAGTGCTTTAATTATTCCATTACCAGATTGTACCGAACATTTTGGTTGATGTAAGAATATAGCGATAGTGGGTTTCATTTATCCCTCACAAGCAATGCAATCATTTCCTTGTGCTACTTGAACCATGTCCAATTCTTTAATAACTTG